AGAAGCGGTAGAAGATTTCATATCTTTCGAAACGCAAGGAGTTGAAAGAATGAGGTTAAATAATGACGGATTTTTGAGTATAAATTCTCAAGAAGCGCTTGGCGAATTATCTGTTACTGGATCTGCTTATCTAGAAGATTTATATATTACTGGTCAAAATGGACAATGGGTAAGAGTTGCTCCAGTACCGAAAGATGAATCTGTTAGTTTTTCTACGAGCTTAGCACAAGGTCAATCTCAACACAAAATAGATTTCCCAAAAACATTTGGAGAAATTCCAGCAATTTCTACTTCAATAATCAACTCTGCAGGAGGAGCAATTATACCTCATATCGTATCTGGAGTATCCGAAGATTCATATTACATAAATTTTGGCTCAGCATTAAATAGCAATGATTATAGCGTTAATACTTTTGCGCGACCAACTGGTTTCTCTTCGGACACAAAAACTAAAATACTTTCTTTTACAAATTTCTTATCTGCAGGCAATAGAGTATTTAATATACCATTCAGTCCATCTTTCACATCTACTCCTTCTGTATCAGTAACTATTCAAACTGATTCAGAAATTATACCGTATATGCTATCAGGAGTTACAAAAGATTCATACAATATAGTATTTGGCTCAGATACTTCAGAAAATTATATTATTCATACCCACGCCACAAGATAATTCTTGACAAGCCTTCTTTTTCATGCTAGAATATTTAGTATGAAGAATCTACTATATAAAACTAAATGTTATCTGGTTGGGCATATGCAATATGTCAGCGGAAGAAATTGGCGTGAAGAAGTTGCAGAAAAACTCGCGCCATTAAGCATTACTTGTTTTGACCCCTACAAAAAACCTTTTATAAAGGATGTAGAAGAAGATGAAGCTAATCGCCAAGAAATGGAAACTTGGATGAGAACAAAGCAATACGACAGAGTCACAGATAGAATGAAAACAGTGAGAGCCTATGATTTAAATCTAGTAGACAGAAGCGATTTTATTATTGCTCATCTTGTGCCCGAAGTGGCGAGTTGGGGAAGCGCTGAAGAAATAGTCACAGCGGTTAGAGAAAAAAAACCCGTATTTGTGAGTATGGAGGGTGGAAAAGCTAAGACTCCACTATGGATGCTTGGCATGTTTCCGCATAAATATATTTATAACAGTGTTGAAGAAATTGTAGAAATGCTTTTTGCAATCGACGACGGAAACAAACCTATCGACTCAGACAGATGGAGATTATTAAGGAAGGAGTTTAGATGATAGAAGCTCTAGCATCATCATATTTTGAATTTTTCACTGGAGACTTTTTAGTTTTTGGTTTCGTTGGATACATCGTTTGGCATTTTAGAAAGAAAGAGGACGAAGATTTTTATGAGTAAACAACTAAAATACTCTGATGTTGTATTAATACCTAATTATAGTGAGTGCAATAGTCGCGCAGAGTGCGATACAAATGTTGATGTTTTGGGTAAAAAATACAAGTTACCAATCATTCCTGCAAACATGAAATCCGTTATCGACATGAATTTATCTAAATGGATGAGTGATAATGATTATTTTTATATCATGCACAGGTTTGATAACGATTTAGCAGAAGAAGTCGCTATCGCAAATTCAGAAAACTGGAAAACAATTTCATTTAGCATAGGCGTTCAAGACCCAGATAAAGATAAGATTTTAAAAATTAAAAAACGCGGACACAGAATAGATTATCTCACAATAGATATTGCTCACGGTCATTCAAAAAACATGATTGATATGATTAAATTTATTAAAGATACATTATCTGATACAAAAATTATTGCAGGTAATGTAGCGACAAAGCAAGCAGTCATAGATTTAGCTGGGGCGGGAGCAGATATTGTAAAGGTTGGAATCGGCCAAGGCTCTCCTTGCACAACAAAAGACAAAACTGGGTTCACGCTACCAATGTTTAGTTGTTCAGAAGCTTGTGGCAATATTTATATCGGAGAGAATGAAGACGATTTACAAAAAGTTCCAATTATTGCGGATGGAGGAATTGGATGTAATGGAGATATCGCGAAAGCGATTGTAGCGGGAGCAAACATGGTAATGGCAGGAGGTTTATTTGCGAGTTGCTCAGATAGTCCTGCAACACTTGTGCAAATTAACGGGGAGTACCACAAAGCTTATTTTGGATCAGCGAGTTATGAAAACAAAAAACATCGAAACCATATAGAAGGCAAATTAAATAAGTTAAAGAATAACGGAATGACGTATTCTCATAAATTAAAAGAGATCGAACAAGACTTGCAAAGCGCAGTTTCATATGCAGGAGGTTTAGATTTAAAGGCGTTAAATAATGTTTCATATCTTAAAGTATGATTAAAGAAATAGCCGACATAGATTCTTTTGATAAAGCTGTAGAAGAATGGAATAACGATACAAATCTTTCTTTTTGGCAAGAGCTAGGGGTCGAACAAAAACATAATTTTAATGCAGACTCTATAGAAACGAGATTCAGGCTTATGTTCTTGCAAAGTCTAACGAACCCAAAACAAGAAGAAAAAATTAAACTATGGTCTTACGAAGAAGATGGAAAAAGCATAGCTGGATGCGCTTTCTCGGAGAACTATAACTTTCTTATGGGAGAAAATGTTCTACAAGAAATGTTATGGCAATTCAATGGTAAATTCGCAAAGACTTACAAAGAAGTAAAAATATTAAATCTTTTATTAAAACATGCTGAAGAATATGCTCGATCTAAAAAATTAGATTCAATTATTATTGGCAGAGACCCAAGATTGCACAAACCATTTATGAATAACAAGATAGAAATCAAAAATTACTATACAAACCAAGACTATACAGCATTTAGTGTGTTTTATATTAAATCTTTGAAAAATAAATCTTGACATTATTGACTTTATATACTATAATCAATCACATGAACGGTAAAACATCTAAACAAATTAGAAAAATTTTAAACTTTGACCCGAACAGTTCGGAATCAACACAAAAGCGAGTTTATTCTCGCGCTAAAAAACAATATAATAAACTTAGTAAAGCAGCTAGACCTGTATTTTTACAAGAGCTACAAAACCTATACAATCAATCAAATTAATTATGAGTAATCAAACAAACGATAACCAAGAATCAAAGTGGCGCAGTAGAGAGCTTGGAGCTCTTTGGGTGCGAAGCGGTAAAAATCAAAAGTACCTATCAGGTACAGTAAACATCGAAACGATGCCGGGCGTAACAGAAGCTCTAAAAGTTGTTGTTTTCACCAACAAGGGTCGAGACAAAAATGAAAGAGCTCCTGATTATGTTATTTACCGATCAGAAGATCAACAGCAAGACGTTGGAGCGGTCGCTCAACAAGCAGCGCAAGAAGTTCAATCTTCTCAATCTACAGAGGTTACTGCGCAAGCAGAAGCTTCCGCCCAAGCAAAAGTATCAAAGGATGAAGACATTCCTGAGGAGCTTTTCTAATAAAAGTTAAAAATGGAGAAACAATTCTGGCATAGCAAAAAGTTCTGGGCAGCGTTAATTGCTGCGGGTGTACCTGCTCTAAATCACTTTTTAGACTTAGGAATGACTCAAGATATTGTCACACAAATTGTAGGGCCAATCGTGGCTTATATTTTAGGGCAAGGTCTTGCGGATCTAGGCAAGAATAAAAACAATTGATCTTTAACAGTTTATGGGCGTGTACTGGATTCGATTTAAATTGAATTTGTATACTGCAAGTAGGAGTGTGTCTGGCTCCTAAAAAAGGCACAAAAAATTACATGGCAAAAATCTTAGTCGTGTCGAAAGCTTCGCTCCAAAAAGCGAAGTTTTCGCTTTGGCAGCATAACGTCTGTCACCTCGCACCTCTTGACGCAGATAGAGAGATTGCGGGGTCATCAATCTGCGAAACAGAAAAAGTTTTCTTGAATCACAAACTGTAAATAATTGAAACAAGAAGTTGGATGTTAATATCATAACTATAAAAAAAATTAACTAAACTTGTAGATGTATATTATTGAAGATTTAAAGACAGCGGTTCGACTCCGCTCACGTCCAAAATTTCCCCACATCCACCATTTTTTTCTACACTTCGCAAAATATAAAAGAAAAAATAAAATTGAGCGCAACCAAAAAAATAATTTTTAGAAAATCCGCAAGAATACCTTTTTATGAAATTTTAGATAAGTTTCATGAAAATTTTGTAGATTGCTTCCTATTAACAGGCGTAACAAAAAATAACGCTGATCTAGAAGAAATACCATTTACAAAACATCCAGACTATTCATTAGATTTCTATAAAATTTTAGTAGGTGGACTTAAAAAGTTTAAGCCATCGCTTGTATGTAGATTGCAAGAAGAAAAATATTTAGAGCTTGAATGTTTATATTATAATTTTGGAGAATACGAAGGAGAAAATCAAGTGTACATGATACAAAATGTTATGAATTGGACTAATAAAAATGATTTTTGTTGCCAAGTATGCAATCTTTCATTGCGAGATATTGATCTAATAGAAACATTCTGGACTTCTTCGAAGCTTCATGGCTTTACAAAATACGAATGAGTTCAAGACAAGAAAGAAGAGAACCGTGGAAACTTTCTTATCAAAAACGGAAGAGTGTTTCTAAAAAATTCAAAGACGCAGAAGTTGAAATACAAAAAGCAAAACA